AGAACTAGCTGATGCCTATATGCGTATGGTTTTTGGTGAGATGGAAGTGGCTGTGCCAACTGTATCGTATTTGGAACGTGCGAAGCTGACTGGTGTAACACCTCCCGGCACTATGGCTGGTGAGATTACTCGATCATTTGCGATGTTTAAATCATGGCCATTTGCTTTCTACCATAACCATATACAACGTGCATGGATGGAAGCTGATAGCCCAATGAAGAAAGCTGGAGCATTTGTAGATACTGTATTATTCATGACACTGGGTGGAGCCTTAGGTGTGCAACTTATGGAGATTACTAAAGGCCGTAAGCCAATGGAAACAAATCCATTTGAAGACTTAGAAGCATCTGGAAGATTCTGGGGTAATGCACTTGTTAGATCAGGTGGTGCTGGTCCATTGTTTGATGTAGTTATGGGACTAGGTGATTATCGTCAAGGCATATCTGGTTACGTTGCTGGTCCAGTATTAGGATCATTAGATAGTATTGGCTACGCATTGTTTGGTTCTGCTAAAGATGCAATCGAAGGTAAAGAAGATGCCGGAGCTAAATTCAAAACACGTGCTATGAAAGAAGTGATTGGACATACACCCTATCAAAGTAACTGGATGATTAACTTAGTCATGAAGAGATTGCTATGGGAAAAGATCTTATTGTGGAATGATCCAGCATATATCAAAGATATTAACAGATCAATGAGAAGAGATTACAGGGAAGGTAAGGAGTATTGGTGGAAACCAAGTGAGGATAGGCCTAGAGAGAATCCATTTGACTAAGATATATGGACTATTTCAGGGTTTTATGATAGGATTACACACTAGAGGATAACTTATGGCAATTGATATATCAAGCACAACACGACGTATTGTCTATACTGGCTCTGCTGGTGTAGGACCATACGCATTTAACTTTGAAGTCTTAGCTCAGACAGACGTTGCTGTATACTTTAACAATACAGAACTGACTCTGACAACAGACTATACTGTGACTGTTAATGTTGATGGCACAGGTTCAGTCACTATTGTTACTGGTACCAATGTTCCCTCTACTCCTACTGTCTCTGATCGTATTACCATTGTAGGTGATCGTACGATTGAGCGTACCACAGACTTTACTACAGGTGGTCCTCTCTTTGCTACCTCATTAAACGATGAGTTTGATAGTCAAACAATCTTTGTACAACAAGTACAGGAACAAGCTGATCGTTCATTACGTGCGCCTAACACAGATCCTACGACTGTAAATATGGTGTTACCTATTAATACAATTAGAGCTAACAAAACATTAGCATTTGATGCTAACGGTGATCCAGTCATTGGTGAACAGATTGGTGACTATCGTGGAAATTGGGCAGCAAGTACATCTTACAATAAGCGTGACTTAGTCAAAGATACAAGCAATGATAATATTTACTTATGTATTGTTGCTCACACTTCTTCTGGATCACAGCCTATATCCTCTAATGCAGACTCAGCTAAATGGGATTTAATTGTAGACGCAGCATCAGCTGCAACAAGCGCATCAAATGCAGCAACATCAGCCACTAACGCTGCAAATAGTGCAACAGCTGCCGCAACCAGTGAGACGAATGCTGGCACATCAGCAACGAATGCAGCTAATAGCGCAACCGCATCAGCTACTTCTGCAACGAATTCAGCTAATAGTGCAACAGCTTCTGCAAACAGTGCTACAGCAGCAGCAGCTAGTGAAGCAGCGGCTGCAGCTTATACAGATAACTTTGATGATACTTATCTTGGTGCAAAAGCTAGTGATCCTACATTAGACAACGATGGTGATGCCTTAGCTGATGGTGCTTTATATTTTGATACAACTAATAATGTCATGAAGGTATATGATCTTGGCACTACAACTTGGTATCAATTAACACCAACAGTATCCAATCAAACAAACATTAATACAGTTGCTGGTATTGCAAGTGATGTATCAGCAGTAGCTGCTATTGATACAAATGTTACTACAGTCGCTGGCATCACTTCAGATGTTACAGCAGTAGCTGCAGACTCAACAGATATTGGTACAGTAGCTACGAACATAGCTAATGTAAACACAACAGCAACAAACATTGCTAATGTAAATACCACCGCTACTAACATTACTAATGTTAATACAGTAGCTGGAATAAATGCAGATGTGACAACTACTGCTGGCATTAGTGCAAATATCACTACAGTGGCTGGTAATACCTCTAACATTAATACGATAGCTGGAATATCAGCCAATGTAACAACAGTAGCTGGTATAGCATCAGATGTGACAACAGCGGCATCAAATGTAGCAGACATTACAAACTTTGCAGACGTATATTATGGCCCAAGTGCATCAGCACCAAGTACAAGAAAAGACAGCAGTGCATTGCAAGCTGGTGACTTATATTTTAACACGACTGACGATCAGTTATTTGTTTGGGATGGATCAGCATGGAATCAAGCAGCGTTTGATGTAACTGGAGCTGTAACATCATTTAATACGAGAACAGGTGCAGTCACATTATCTGCTGCTGATGTTAATACAGCTCTAGGATATGATGCCGTATTAGATTCAGACATTGGATCAACAGTACAAGCTTATGACGCAGATACTGCAAAATATGATGATGTCACTGCAAACTTTACAGGTACTTTACAAAATGGTGGCAGTAATGTTGTAGTTGATTCAGACATAGATTCAACTGTTATTGGCTATGTTGCTCCTGGAAGTGTTGGAAATGTATTAACTTCTGATGGAACAAACTGGACTTCAGCGGCAGCAGCAGCATTTGATTCTGGAACACTAATGTTATTCCAGCAATCAACAGCTCCTACAGGGTGGACTAAACAAACCACACATGATAATAAGGCATTGCGTGTTGTGTCTGGAGCAACATCATCTGGTGGTAATGCAAGCTTTACATCTGCATTTGCAAGTTATACTCCAAGTGGTAATGTTTCAGTATCTGGATCAGTTTCAATGTCTGGAAATATTGACAATACTACATTAAGTATTAATCAAATTCCATCACACAATCATGATGTATTTGCAAATAACTCAGTCAATACTGGTGCTATTACAATACGGGGTGGAGCTGGAAATGCAAATACTAACGTCTTCCTTAGCCAACAAAATATAGCGAATGCTGGTAACAGTGGCGCACACAATCACTCACATAATTTATCAGGTAGCTTAACTGTTAACTCAAGTACATTTAGTGGCGCAGCTCAAGACTTTGCTGTACAATATGTAGATATCATTATTGCATCTAAAGACTAATGAAAATTAAAGTAAAAGATAACTGCCCATTAAATAACTTTGAATCATGTAAGCAGTTTGAATGCGCATGGTTTACATCTGTAAGAGGTAAAAACTCCAATACAGGTGAAGAAGTCGATGATTATGGTTGTGCTATAGCTTGGTTACCATTGTTAACAATTAATTCTGCAATGCAACAAAGTCAGACTGGCTCTGCAATTGAATCATTTAGGAATGAGATGGTTAAAGCAAATGAGAAATCTATCAAAGTATTAGCACAAGCATCAAAAGTAAAAGCAATTAAATAATGGAAGTGACAATACAAGATTACATTGGAATATTCCATAATGCGGCTGATGAATCATACTGCACAAGGATGATAGAAAAGTTTGAAGAGTTAGTAAACATGGACTCTTCTGGAGTTGTAGATGGTAAATTGCAGTTTGGAAATGAAACTGGAAGAAAAGATAACTCTTTATTTTTTGAAACTTGTGCGCAAGATTTAGCGCAAGAAACAAATCGTATATTAGATGCATGTTTAGTAAAATATATGGATGAATATGTTGGATTAAAGAATGAAAATTTCTTAAGCACAGTAGTGAAAGTTCAACGTACTCCTCCAAAAGGTGGTTATCACATGTGGCATGCAGAGCAAGGTGGCTCTGATATGCATAATGCATCACGCATGCTAGTATGGACTTTGTACTTGAATGATATACCAGAAGGGCAAGGTGAAACTGAATTTTTGCATCAAGGGTTTAGATTAAATCCGAAACGAGGAACAGTATGTTTATTCCCAGCATCATGGACACATGTTCATCGTGGTAATTTTACAACAACAGCAACAAAATATATTGCAACTGGATGGTATAACTTAATATAAGGAAATAATATGGCTGAATATAAGATTATAATTAGTGCGCCCAACGTCGGTCATGTAGTTAAAGATGGTGTATGTTATCAAGATGTAGATTTAACTGGTGTTAATTCAACATGGAGAGCTGCATCATGGGATGGTGTTAATGGCAGTGCTGAATTATGTGATGGTATAGATTATGATGTAAATACTGGGGTATATGATTTTACATCTCAATCTGAATTTCAATTTGCTATTGACGCATGGCAAAATGCATACGATGCTGAACAGCTAATGCTTCAACAACAAGCAGCTGAACAGCTAATGCTTCAACAACAAGCAACGGAAGAGGTAGAAGCTGAATAATGACACCAGACGAGAAGCTAGCAGCCCACGAGAAGTTATGTGCAGAACGATATGCAACATTGCACTATCGTCTCGATCGTCTTGAAGCCATGCTCAACAAATTGATTTGGGGATGCATGACTGGCTTCGGTGCCATCGTTATTGCCGTGATTATTGGTAAAATAAATGTTATCTAGAATATGTCAAATGTTAAGAAGGGGAATACAAAATGTGGATGATCTATATACTCATAGTTATCTTGATACTCGTGGCTTACGAAGTTATCCGAAAGCCAGTAATAAACCAAAGC